GAAGAACTAAAACTCTCTAAAGCATCTATTCTAGGATTAGTAGAAGCAGTGTAATTGTTTATTCTACCAATAGCTTGTATATCAAACTCGGTAGATGAAGTTATAAAACCTAATGTACTGATCTGAGCTGAAGAAGAAATGGTTCCGGCAGGTATATCTTCTCCTTCTGATCCAAATCCTGAAGCTGCTATAGAAGCAGATAGGAATGTCGGGTTTATGTATGATGCTGTAGTAGCATACGAAGCACTAACGCTCTGTACTACTGTTCCATCAATGTTTTCTACTGCTACATATGATGCTGTACTTGCATATGATGCTGATATCGATGATGTAATGTAACCTAGTACCCTTATCTGTGCTGATGAAGAGATAGTTCCGGCAGGAATCTCTGCTATTGAAGAGGTAACAAATCCATCGTCTATTAATTGTATAGAACTAGAATATAAATTTGAATTACTTGAAGATATAAACCCTAAACTACTTATTTGGGTTGATGATGATATGTAGGATTGGTTCTGTAAGACTGTTACGTTACCTTCTACTGTGTTTAAGTTAATATCTAGCGTGTCTATCCTATTATCAAAGGATGCACTGTCTACTATATAGTTATTTTTAAATACATCGTTAGATGCAGTATAAAGATTAATAGATGCTGAGTGATTATTGAGAGGAAGTATAGATGCAAAGTTGTTTCCACCGGTTTCAAGGGCAGCAATACGGTCCATCACGTTAGTCCCGTTAAAGGTAAACTGTGAGCCGGTTATATTAAAAGAACCTGTCAGCGCTAAAGAGTTTAGCGACGGTACAAGTGCTGCTTGAGTCAGACTTCCGGAGTTAAATACTACCGAGCCTGAAAGTTCTGTGGAGAATCCTGCCATGAATTACTTTCTCGTTAATTAGTTTCGCTTAAAACAGAGGTAGAATTACCTTTAATATAAATATGGTGGAACTTTTAAAGCTTGCCTGAACTTTCCTGTGTAATTTTAAACTCAGACTTATCAAAGTACTTCTTAGTATTGAATGCTAGTGCGTTAACAGCGTCAGTCACTATATATCCTAGTAATTTAATATTAAAAGATGTTTTAACAATTCTATCATTACCTTGAACTACTTCAGTAACTGTATTAAAAGTATCTATCATAGCTCTAAATCTATATCTATCAGGAGATCCCCAATATGAGTCAGAGGCAAAGTTAATTCCTTCTATTATCTTGTTATTATGTTCCATATAGTCAGTATACACTATACAGGAGTATGTAATGTTTACGTAATCAGGTATTGCTACTGCATTATACGTCTTAATAGGTTTTCTATTGTTAAGTATATCAAATTGACTATAAGCATTCTTTCTATCGAACTTTTGTTCAAAGACTCCAAAGTTATGAGGGGAGTTTCCATCTAATTTATTACCTAATTGTCTGTTCTTTTCAATACTATCACGTCTAAACACTACAATTGGTGCTTGCATCTTACCGTTCTTATCTCTATAGTAGCCTTCTTTTTGCATAGATGCCCATCTTTCAGGAGATCCGTATACTAAAGGTACATTTATAGTTTTTCCGTTCTGAGATACTTGAGGTTTTAGTACTTCGTTAAAGTAGAAGAAAATAGCTTCGTCTATATCTTTAATACCGACGGTATTTACCTTAACTGTATCCTTTGCACGAGTAATTTGATGTTCTCTATTCTTTTGTGTATTTTCGTCCATGTTATCTTGATTCAGTTATACCTACTCTATCAGCTCTTGTAAGATGACAGTCAACTACTATAGACATTGAACGTCCAAACCCAGATGTTGATGATCCTAGGTTATAACTATTATCTGATCCTAGTATAAGTTGGTTTTCACGTACAGTATCTACCTCATAGAAGTCGTTATGCCACTCTACAATGTCTCCTACCTCGGGAACTACTTCTTTATCTACTAAGTCTTGTCTAATAAAAGCAAAAGATGCTTCTCTACCTAAATCAGGTCCGAAATCGTCGATATTAATGACTTGATCACCTCTAGTAATCAAACAAGCTAATTTAACTGCATTCCAGTAAGACTTACTAGTCGATTCCCCGTATAAATTAACATCGGTATCTTCTAAACTAATCTTATGGTACAATATTTCTTGTTCAATGATATCATGTAGGAGTTCTCTTCCTATATTCACCATTAAGCTTACATCTCTATCAGATCCGAATCTCATTCTATTATTTTTCTTCTATTGTTTCTTCTCCTACCTTAATTGCAACCATATCAGTATATTTAGCCTTAGCATTGACTTTAAATGCTGAAAATGCTTCTAAAGGTTCCTTTTGGCTTATGATCTTAATCTTATACCTTGCTAATTTAGACTCATCGTCTTCTGATGCCAGAGTAACTGTTGTTACACCCGGTAATGCCCGTATAGCATCGTCGTACCCCTTGGGTCCTTCTTCTCCGTACTGTATTTGTACCATCGCCTCAAATGTGCGGTAGTCAAGCTCTAATAATAGTGGTATTAGTTTCATTATCCTACGTATATTACCATTGGTACCGATTTCAATGTAGTTTGTACATCTTCAGCTTCTTTAGCTTGTGCTTCTAACTGTTTACCTCTAGATGTCATATCTAACATCTCTCTTAAACTTGTCATAAGTTCTATCTTCTCTGTTCTTGCGTCAGCTAATAGGTCTGCTTGATTTAATGTTGCTTCTGAACCTGGTACCGGTAATGAAGTATACTTACCTCTTATATAACCTAGTAGTTCTTTTGACAATGCTAGTGCATATTTGAATATCCACTGTCTTCCTACACTATTAATTTGTTTATATTGTGGATTACTGTAAGGTACCTCCCCAACATTTGTTATATTCTTAGTTGAGTGATCAAAGGTAATTGCTTTCTTATCTTCTACTTTATAATACTCAAAGAACATCGGTGCTGAGCCTCCTGGTACTGGGAATAGTTTAAGATCATTGTTAATTATTTCGAATGAGTAGCCTGATTTACGTATTTGATCATTAAACTCGATTGCTTGCATTAGCTGTACATCGTATGATGTAGGCATTAACATAAAGTTTATACCTGGTGAGAATTTACCAAAGTCAAATGCAGACATTAGCGATTGTACCCCTGTTCCTATTCCTGCATATGGATCAAAGTAACGCATTATAGCAGGTGATGCTTCATGGAAGATCTTTCTTATTTCTATACCACCTTCTATACCTTCTTTTTCTGCCCAAGCGTTTAAATCGTAATTTTGTACTGATCCAGTTGTAATTAACTTACCTGTATATTTTTTAACGTTACCTCCTGCTCCTGCTTCTGTTCCATAATGTCTGGATATGCCTACAATTCTTTCTAAACCAGCATCCATTACTATATTGTTAACAGAACTTCCAGTTGGAGAGCCTTCTAAGTTAATATAGTTCTCTCTAATCTTATATTGAAAGACTTCGTTACCGTATGTTGTTACTGCTTCTTCAAAACATGCAAAGAAAGATGTATCTTGTAATTCTACATCCATTAGTGGGTAACCAAGTCTTGTCCCACAAAACTTTGCTACTTTTACAGCGTCTTCTTGAAAGGAGGTATCACTGTCGTAGAATCCGAATGGAGTTGCACTTCCAGAAGTGAAAGTTGCTGATCCGTCCCATATTGTTACATTAGCCATTGTGTGTATTTTATTATAAATAGGACATAAAAAAAGAGGCCCGAAGGCCTCTCTTAATATTAGTCTAAGCTAATGCTTATATCTGACCTAAATCAGAGATATGTACTTTAGCGTAGAATTCTGGTCTGATCATCTTCTTAGCGTAACGAGTCATTAAACCTTTACGTGGTGTAAACGTTTCTGGATCGTATACTAATGGAGTCATCATCAATGGAACATAAGGAGCATATACTGCACCTGCTTCCAAGAACTGAGAACCTCTGTAACCCATAAGGATTGTGTTTTCAGTCATATAAGGATTCTTATATACTTGGAATCTATTGTTCAATGCACCAACTTTCTGTACACCCATTGCGAACTGATCTTGATCACCGTTTGTAGCTGCAGCATATCCAGGAATAGATTCTAGGATTGTAGCAACACTTGGAGAACATACTAGGAAGTTTGCACCACCTCTTAATGTTTTCTGGTGAATCTTGTTAGATACTTTTTGGATTTTA